CTTGAGTCGGCCAATAATTACAGCAATACGCTGGCCCTCAAAATTATGGCCGTGGACTCAGACAACCCCACTGCCATAACCAGTGAGTCCGACGGCAACGGGCGGGCGGTGACCACGGCCCAGGTGGATTGGGATTTTTCCACCTCGTGGGTGACCGACAGTGTTTACGACACACCGGAGATAAAAACGGTTATCCAGGAGTTGGTGGATAGTTATACCATTTCCGGTGATGCTATTGAGTTATTGATTAAAGACGACGGGACGAGTGCCACCAGCCGCAACGTGCGGAGTTACAATAGCGGGGCGGCCAATGCCGCGCAGTTTTACGCGGAGTATACCGAGGGCGGCGGGGAAATTACCGGCACGCTCACAGCTACGCTGGCCGCCGCCACGCTGAGCGCGGCGGGAACGGTAGGGGTGGAGGGCGAGCTAACCAAAACCCTGGCGACGGCGACATTGAGCGCGGCGGGCGCGGTTGAGATTGAGTGTGTTTTAAGCGCCACGTTGGGCGCGGCTACTCTCTCCGGCGCGGGCGCGGTTGAGGTTCAGGGCGTTTTAACAAAAACGCTGGATACGGTTACATCCAACGCCACGGGTGAGGTGGACATTGAGGGGACACTCAGCGCCACGCTGGGAGCAGCGACACTATCCAGCACCGGCACGGTGGAGATAGAGGGGACACTCAGCGCAACGTTGGGCGCGGCTACCCTGAGCGCCACGGGAACCGGGGCCACGATTGTGACCGGGGCGGTAACGCAAACCCTGGCGGCGGCAACATTATCAGGCTCAGGCGCAGTTGAGGTTGAGGGGACACTCAGCGCCACATTGGGCGCGGCCACTCTCTCCGGCGCGGGCGCGATTGAGGTTGAGGGCGCGGCAGTCATATCGCTGGCGGCGGGGGTGTTGACTGCGACCGGCAAGGTTTATATAACCGGCAGCGCCAGCCAAACTCTGGCCGCCGTGACCCTGGTCGCCGGTAATGAGGCAGCGCCCCACGGAGAAATATCATTAGCATTTGTCGCCAGGCAGCCTGAGGTGGCGTTTGCGGCGGCGCAGCCGGGCGTTAATTTTACATCCAAACAAATTACTATCACTTTTACGGAGTAAACATTATGGCAATCCAATTATCAACCACAGTACGAAATATGCGATTAGATACCATCGAGTCAACCATTGGCACGGCGGCAATTTTACGGATACGCACGGGCGCGGCCCCGTCCACCTGCGCCACGGCCGACAGCGGCACGGTGCTGGCGGAGCTAACGTTGCCCTCCGACTGGATGGCGGCGGCCTCCGGCGGCAGCAAGGCGCTGGCGGGCACGTGGCAGGATACCAGCGCCAACGCCGACGGCACGGCGGCCCATTTTAGGGTGTACGACAGCGGCGGGTCTACCTGCCATATCCAGGGCACGGTGACAGCTACCGGCGGCGGCGGGGATATGACGCTGGATAATACCAGCATTACCACCGGCCAGCAGGTGACCATTACCACGTTTACGCTGACCGACGGGAACGCCTAAAATGCCGACCACTCTAACCGCCAGTGCCATTGAAAAAGGCACCTACTTTATTACGGTGAGTTTTATCGATGAGGACGGCAATGCAGTGACGCCCAACGCCGGGGTAACGTGGACCCTGACCGACAGCAACGGCGTGGTGATTAACAACCGCAAAAATGTGGGCATCACCGAGGCGGCCAGCGTGGACATTGTGCTGAGCGGTGATGATTTGCAGGCGGTGGACAGCGCCGACCCCTGGCGCAAACTGTTGATTGAGGGCACCTACGACAGCGACGCCGGGGATGATCTGCCGTTTAAGGACGAGGTTAAATTCCCGTTCATTGATTTGGCGGCGGTGAGCTAATATGGGCGTGCGCGATCTGATCACGTGGTCGGTGGCCATAGATTTGGACGGCGACGGTGATTACACCGAGACCAACGAGGAGCTGGCGGAGTATGTGCAAAACGCCACGTGGAGTTTGGGATTTAGCCAGCCGTATGACAACATTGCCCGCGCGGCCACGCTCAGTTTGCAACTCAAAAACAGTGACCGCCGTTTCAGCCCGGAGTATACCGGCAGCCCGATCTACCCCAATTTTACGCGGGGCAAGTCTATCAAAATCACCACCACCTACGAAGGCGTGACGCGCACCATGTTCGTGGGCACCATTGACAGCATTGTGCCGGTGCCGGGCCAGAAAAAGGAGCGGTATGTGACCGTGACCAGCAACGGCCTGTTTAACCGGATGCAAAACGCCGAGGTGTTCATTGCCGCGCAGGAGGACAAGCGGGCCGATGAGGTAATTGCGGCCATTTTGCTGGCGTCGGGGCTGGTGAGTTCGGATTTTTCCGGGCGGTGGCGGCTGGGCATTGCCGGGGAATCCGAGTTAGGCGATACCACCGAACTGGGCGCGGTGGATGATATTTTGACCGCGGAGCAGGGCATCAGCGTGTTTGAGATCATTGGGGACCAGTGGAGCGACGGGGTGAGCGTGTACGGCGCGCTGCGGGACACGGTGGGTCAGGAGGGCGGCCGCCTGTTTGTGGACAGGAGCGGGGTCATTAACTTTTGGAACCGCCACCATATGATTTTGGATACCGCCAGCCTGGCCGCGTTTGACGATGAGATGAGCAGCCTGGACTATGCCTATGGCGAGGACGTGATCAACCACGTGATTGTGCGGGCCAACCCGCGCAGCATTGGCACCAGCGAGGAGACGCTGGGCGAAATTGACCAGGCGGTGCGGATAAAAGCCGGCGACAGCAAAAATGTATCGTTCCGTTATGCCAGCCAGAGCGCCGGGGTTAAAATTGCCGGTAAAAACGCGCTGGCCCCGGTGCAAACCACCGATTTTACGGCCAACAGCCAGGAGGACGGCAGCGGGGCCGATTTAACGGCCAATGTGAGCGCGGCTATTATTGAGGAGAGCGCCACCCGCAGCCAGGTGACGTTTACCAACAGCGGGCCGCTGGACGCCTGGCTGCAACCGGGAGCCACTATCCGGGGCATCAAAATAACGGATTTTGGCGAGGTGGACGTGGAGGCCGAGGACAGCGGCTCTATCTCCACCTACGACCGGCAGCGGTACACCTACCCGTATGTGATGGATACTGTGGACGCCGCCGAGGGGATGGCAAATTTGATTTTGGCGCGGGGTAAAAACCCTGCCGGCATTGCCCGCTCGATGCAGATATACCCGTACAGCAACCCGGGGTTGATGGGCCAGGCGTTGAATTTGTCGGTAGGCAGCCGGATCACGGTGGCCGAAACGCAAACCGCAGCCGACGGTGACTATTTTATCATAGGCGAGCAGTGGCAATTGATGAAAAAATGGACGGCTGTGACCTGGATGCTGGAACCGGCCAGCCGCGAGCAATACTGGATACTTGGAAAAATTGGTTTTGGAGAATTGGGCCAAACCACATATTTGGGACCGTATTAGGAGATAAACTATGGCGTGGACAACTATCAGTAACCTGGCGCAGGGCGATCTGGTAACGGAGAGCCACTGGGATTATCAACTAAAGGGGAATTTGGAATATTTGTTGTCATTGGTAGAGCCTAACACGCTGACCAACAAAAGCGGTGGCGCGCTGGAGGAGGGCGACGTGGTGGTGGCTGACGCCAGTAATGACAATGCGTTTACCACGACCACTACCGCCAACGATGTGGACGTGATCGGCGTGGTGAAAGAGAGTATAGCCAACAATGCCACGGGGCGCGTGTCTGTGGCCGGCATTGTGACAGTTAAGGTGCAGGGAAATGTGGCGCGAGGTGATTTTTTGGCCACCAGCACCACAGCCAAACGGGCCGCCACCGCCGGAGCGTCGCCGGGAACGGGCACATTTGCCCGGGCGTTGACCGCATATAGCGGTGGCGGTGCAGGCACCGTTACGGCGCTGCTGGTTTTTACGGCAGCCGGAGGCGGGGCCGTGCCGGCTAATATGGTCGCCTACACATCGGCGGGAGCTGCACCCAGTGGTTACAGCGAGGTGACCGGGGCGAGAGGGCGGGTGATAGTGGGATTACCATCCGGCGGCACAAACGCGGGCACGGTGGGCACGGCGTTAACAAATTTGCAGGACAAAACGCACACGCATACCTATAGCACGGTTATTGCCCACACTCACACCCAAATAGGATTTACGTCGGGGACTGGAGCAGAGGCGATTGTAAACGTAGACGCCTCGGCATCGGGTTACCAGAACGCCAATGAAACCGCGAGCACCGGCTCGGCCAGCGGCACCACGTCCACCGCCGCACTATCTGATATTTTTGCATACATCCAATATATGACCATCAAAAAGGACTAAATTATGAGCAGAACAATTACCATGAGCGAATGCCGCACACAAAAAATAGAAATAGATAAAATTTACCCGGACGGAGGCACGCCCTATTTGCGGGTGACGCTGCATTACGAGATTATGGACGACTCCGTTCCGCCCGTACCTATTACATACAAACAGATAACCCAATTTTCGTCTGAGGCGGGGTTGCCGGGTGGGCGGACATTGCCCCCGGCCTGGGAAGCCACATTTGAAACGCTGGTGTCGGAACTGGAGACAAAACTGGATGTTGTTGAACAACTCTGATCATACGCCGGCGCGGATTGAGGAAAAGTACCCCACGGCGCGGGTGCCCGGCGCGCTAACCCTGGCCGATGTGTTTGCCGGATGGGAAGCCGCCGGGCTAACACCGGTTGAGGTGAGCACAGAGGATTTGGCGCAACGCATTAATATTGAGTATAATGCGCTGACCACGCAGCTCAAATGGACAACGGACAATATGGACGGGGTGCAGGCATTGGGGATAATGGCCGATGCGTTTTTGAGTATGTTTTCCGAGTTTTTTAAGGCCAAACCCAGGCCCAAATTTAGCAGCGGCCAGGCGCGGGTAATGGTTAATCTTGACGGCAATCAACTGGCGGTGGCGCTGGACCCGCTGCACGATCCCACTGTTGTCAAGGGCGTTTTGGGGGCGGCGCTGGCCGAGGTGATCACCCGCAGCCGGTCGGATGATCCGGTGCGGGATTGGCTAAAAATGTGGAGTGTAGACATTAGCTCGTAGCCTGCTCCGAGCCAATGTCTACAAACGATTTAACCCACTGTCGTGTCTGGATGAGGGTGAATTGATTGCCCGTTATTTCCAGGCGATCAAAAATACTGTGGATGATATTTCGCTGGTGATACAGGTCGGCGCTAGGAAGTTGGTCCAGGTAACTCAATATAACATTGATGTGTGTTTCAAGATCGGCCATCTCAATTGAGGTGGCCTGTTTTTTTTCCAGAGCGGTAATGGCGATTTGCAGGGGTTGGTTACGGCTGATAAATTGCTCTTTGGTGATCAGACCGCTGGTGTGCAGGTCTATCAACCGTTCTAATTCCTGCCGTCTGGCCTGGAGTTGGAGTTGGTTGTTGTTGGGGGCGGTCATTGTGGTCGCAAGTGCCCGGCGTGTATTGTTGACCAGTAGCTGGTAATAATCGCGCTGGTAGGCGAGTTGCAGTACCAGGCCAATGAGGTGCTGTTCCAATGGTTGGGCGGGGGTAAAACGTTGGGGGCAGGCAGGAGGTTTAGCATCCATATGGCGGTAGTAAGGCCGTTTTGTGGTGCCGCTGGACATCATTTGGCCGGTGAGTTTGCCGCCGCAATGGCCACAGTAGAGTATCCCGGAGAGTGGATATATCCGGGCGGGTTTATTTTTGCGGCCGGGGGTATGATAATGGCTGCGACTGTCCAGCGCGGCGCCCACCCGGCGGCATAAATCCGGGTCCAGTATTGGCTCAAACTGACCGGGGAGCGGGGGCAGGGTACGGTCGGGGTGGTGGTTTTTGGTCAGGCGGGGTATTTGCCCGGCGTAGAGTTGCCAGCGGGCCAGGGTTGAGGCGACGCGGGTAAATGTCCAGGGGGTAGGGGTAACGAGATCAACCTGCCAGCGATAAAAACTTGCCTCGTTGAGTGCCAGGGCGGTATCGCGGTAGCTGCTGCGCCCGGTGGCGTGGATTTCAAACAGGGCGACGAGCGTATCATAATAGCGCCGCTCTGCGCCGTTGAGAGTGTATGTTTTGACGGTGGGGATGAGATGTTTGGTGATCGGGTCGCGGTCGCAGCCAAACGGGGTTGGCCCCCAGTGGCGGCCGTTGTTGGCGCGCAGGTGCTGTACCGTGGCCGCCATCCTGTCACCGGCTTTGCGGCTCTCGGCCTCGGCAAAAGCCATTATCACGGTGGCCATCACCCGGCCGTCGGTGGTGGACAGGTTTATATCCTGGGTGGCGCTGATGAGGGTGAGGCCGCGCGGCTCCAGTTGGCTATCGTAAAAATGCAAAAATTCAGTGACATTGCGGTGGCTGCGATCAATGGACTCCACGATCACGCCGGTGGTGCCGGGCCGGTCCAAGTCACCCAACAGGCGCAGCCAGTCGGGGCGGTTGGCCTCGCGGCGGCCGGAGATGTCTAAATCCTGATACCATTCCAGGGCGGGCAGGCCGTGCGCGGCGGCCCACTGCTCGATGGCGGCGCGCTGCCGGGCCGGGCTGGCGCTGGGGTTGTTTTCATCCTCCACGGATTTGCGGATGTAGGCGCGATAGAGGGGCATTATATTTTTGCTTCCAACTTTTCAATCCACTGCTGGAATTTTTGGGCTTGTTCAGGATAATTGTCGTTTGTATCAATGAATAACTGACAAACTCTGATAGCATCATGATAGCGTTTTTGTCGGGTATAGATTATTCGCAGTCGTTCATAAGGACCGGGGTGACGATACCGGGCGGTGATGAGTTGTACATAAAGAGTAATGGCACGGGCTGGGTCGGTTTTTTCCAGTTCGTTGGCTTGGTTAAATTTCAATATCAACTGATTTTCTATTTCATTCTCTCGCTGTATGATCTCAGTTTTTTTTGCAAATTCTTCGCCAATTCTGCCATATTGTTCATCAAGGCTAATTTCTTTTTTTTTGGGAAATAACCGTTTGAATAGGTTCAATTTTCTTTTACCTTCACGATCAACTCACCTGGCTCACATTCCAGATAGTCGGTGAGGCGGTCAATCACATCCAGTGCGATCATTTTTTGCTGTTCGTGGTTGATTTTGCTGAGGATGCTAGTCGAAACGTTAGCGCCCTGGCTCACCTGCCGGTAGGTCAAGCCCCGGTCAGCCATTATTTGCTTTAGTTGGATTTTTACGGCCATTTTACACCTCACCCCCCAGTGTATATCCTCTGTGAAATATTGTCAATGATTTTTGTAGCGACTTTACGAAATTTTAAGGTTAAAGGGTTGAGTTTTTATCGAGTTTATGATACAATTGTATCGAGTAGTTAATACAAACGAGGCAACAAAATGGACAACTTTTTTGGCATCGAGATCACTCTGGAACACCCCGCCGCCGAGGCCCGGGCCGAGTTGGGCGAGTTAAAAACCGCGCTGCAAGAGATCGAGTCGGCGCTCGCCCTCACCCCTGACCCCTCTCCCGCCGGGGGGGAGGCCGCCGCGCTGCTGGCGCTGGACCCGCTGTTTGTGGATTACGAGACCACGGGCCTTAACCGCCGCACCGACCGGGTGTGCGAGGTAACGGTGATTGACCGCCAGGGGCGGGTGTTGCTGAGCACGCTGGTTAACCCGCAAATGGCAATTTCGCCCGCCGCCGGCGCGGTGAACGGCATTACCGACGAGCTGGTGGCCGATGCTCCCACCTGGCGGCAGGTGGAACCGGCGCTGCGGCAATTGCTGGCCGGGCGGGTGGTGGTGGCCCACAATGCCCCGTTTGAGGCCAAATTCACCCCGTTTGCGGCCAACTGGGTGTGCAGTATGGCCCTGGCCGACCGGGCGCTGGGCAAGGCCGAGTGGGGGGCGGTGAAACAGGATTGGCGGGCGGGCAGCAGCTTGCGGGCGCGGTTGTACCAGTGCCGGCTGCCCCAGGCCGAGGCCCATACCGCGGCGGGCGATTGCCTGGGCGCGCTGCGGCTGGTGAGATTTTTGGCCGGGGTTTCCGGCGAAGTGGAGTTAATTTATTGAGCCAGACCTGACAGGTTTCTAAAACCTTTAGGGTCTTACAATCAAACGAAAGGATCATCATGATGACAACCAAAAATGGCAGTAAGGCAACATTGGCCGATGTAATGGGCGCGGTGCAGGGCGTAGGCCAGGAGGTCAAACACATTAGGGTAAAGGTGGATAAACTGGAGGGGCGGGTGGATAAACTGGAGGCGGCGGGGCCGGTGTTGAAGACCAGAATTGTAAATAGCTATACGAAGGACGAGCCGGCCAAAACTCTCACGGCGCGCCCGGCGCAGTTACCCCGGCGCGATGACGACCAGGGCGAGGATGAGGCCATTGCCGGCGGCAAGTGGATCAAAGAACTGAAAACCAAAACGTGCAACAAGATTGGCCTTACCAAAACCAGCAAGCGCGATGCCTGGAAGTTGTTGCTGTATATGCCCGGGTTGCGCCGCCCGGCCACGTTTATTGCCTGGGACGGCGTGAGCGATTTGCTGGATTTTTTTGCCGAGGTTTTGCCGGGGCTGAGTATGGACCATTTTGACGAGGAGGCGTGGCGCGAGGTGGATAACGGCGGCGACCGCAAAACGCCCATCCTCAGTTGGATTGAGGATTTTGACCCGTTTGTGGTGGAGTGGTTCAAAACCGCGCCCAACGGGCAGGGCCATACGTTTATCAATATCGAGGCGGTGTACCCGGTAGAGTGACCGCCACCGCCTGACCCCCTGACCCCGCCCTGACCCGGCGGGGTTTTTTTTGCCTTAAAAAACGGCGAGGCAGTACCATTATCCTATTTTAACAAGAACACCTGTTCTGTTTTTGTGCTACAATAGAGCGGGAGCCAGTGATGAAAAAGTTTGGGCAAACAACCCTGGCAATAACCTTGACCGCGCGCCCGGCGGGGTGGCGCTTATGGCCGCCGCTGTGGGCGTTCAGGCTGTGGATTTTGCAGCGGCGTTGCCGTCGCGTAGCTCTTTTTCTGCGCGATAACGGGCCTGTTCTTCCCGAAAAAACAACTCGGCAATGCTCAGCAAGCGCTCCCGCTCCTGGGGAGAGAGGCGCTTGCCCAGATCGTACAACTGTTTCAGAGTAAAATCCTCATCCGGGCCGGGCAGGGGCGGCAATAACCCGGCCTCGCGCATTACGATCTCCGGGGGAAGGTCCAGGGCGCTGGCTATTTTAGTGCAAAAATTGGTTCCAGGATTTTGTTGACCACTGATAACCATTGAGATATTTGAAGTGGTTAATCCTGATTGGCGGGATAATTCAGAGTTGCTCCAACCCCGTTTATTGAGTTCATCGTTCAACCAGATGACAAATTTATTCTCCATAGTGAATATTTTAAGGTAAAAAGCCCTCATATCTATGATAATTTAACTCATCCTCTTGACAAATTACCACAAGGTGTGGTATATTTCTCATTGTAATGAGTTATTTCCTCATAGGAATGAAAAATGAGCATCCCCTACGGACAAAAAATAAGAGCATTACGGGCCATCCGGGGTTTAACCCAGGTTGAGCTGGCCGCGCAGGCGGGGGTTGGCCGGGAAACGCTGGTACGGGTGGAGGCTACCCACGTAGCCAATAAAACCACCCGTCAAAAAATAGAAGCCGCTTTTGGCCTGTCGTTTGACAGTCCGGCGGTGGAAATGGCTTTTTCTGTGCTGGCCACCGAGGCCGCCCGGCCCGATCTGGTGCGGCTGGCGCTGGCTATTTTGGAGCATCCCAATGGTCATTTCTAGTCCTCCTGGTTCTGTTAGGGCGAGGGGCGTTTTTCTCCTTTCCGCCCCTCGCTCAACGGGTGATTTAACAGACGCAGAGATGGCAGAGATGGCGGCTTGTCATTTTGTTGCGGCGCTGTTTGATTTGATGCGCGGCGTTCAGGTACCCGGCTCGATCACGCGTGGAATCGAGCCGGGGTTATTTTCTCTCGAGGCAGCTCTCCATCCGGTAACAATTCCGATAACCCCCACCAGGGCAAGGCCGGGTGGAGAGCCTCCTGGAGAGAAGGTTAACCAAAGTATACCAAATGAATGAGCAATTGTATCAAATTTCGGTGGATTTTGATTTGATTTTACGGTTATTTTTGGCTTTTTTGTGGGGTATTGGCTGGGCGCTGTTTTTGCACTACCACCACATTGGCCAGGATGTGGTTAAAAACAAAACGTGGCTGGCGGTGGTGGTGGGCATTGGGGTAGATTTACTGATTGCCTACAACGCCGACTGGTGGACGGTGAGCGGGGTTATTGCGGCGAGCAGTATCGGCATTATCTGGCGCAGTTTGAGCGCCGAGAGCCAGCAGCAGCAGGTCAACTACAACGCCCACCACGTAAAATGGGGCATTATGGACGCCACCGCCATGGCCGATGATATGATCAAAAAACTGGCGGGGCTGCTGCGGGAACACGACCCGCAAACGTTACCCGCCGCAATAAGCGAGTTATTAGGCACCGCCTACGCCCAGCGGGAAATTTTACGGGCGGCGCGGCAGGGGCGGCTGGTGGAGAAAAACGGGTAAATGGATGCAACGCGGGATTGGAGAGCCAATGGATTTGCCGGACGGGGCGCATATTATCAACGTGCCCGGCGAGAGTCGGCCAATTATGCACCGGGTGGTTTTTGTTATTGCCGGGCGGGGGTACATTACCGAGTTGTGCCGTCACTGTTTTGGCCGGGTGGCTATGGTAACTACCCGTTACGGCAAACTGCAACCCCGCGACGCCGACGGCCAGGTGCATTTTGCCACCTGCCCGGTATTGCTGGCCCGGCGGCAACGGCGGCGGGCGCGAAAACCAAAACAGTTACGATTACCATAATTGTGTGCGCGTAGCAATTATTGATAACTCAAAATTATCAATTTTCAGAAAGATAAAAATACCGATTATGCCGATTACAGACGATTTACAGTATAAATGGCAACTGGCGCTCAGCGATCTGAGCCGGCAAATGACCCAGGCCACGTTTGACGCCTGGCTGCGCGGTACGCGGCTGGTGGATATTGACGCCGCCGCCGATGCCCTGGTGGTGGTGGTGCCCAGCGAGGCGGCAAGGGTATGGCTGGAAAACCGGCTGTACGGCACGGTGCAGCGGGTTGTGCTGGCCGTGTTTGGGTATCCCTGGCGTATAAAATTTGTGGCCCCTCACTGGGGGCAGGATGAGGCAGACGACGATGACCCGCCCTCGGCCCCGGACCAGCCGCCGGTTGTTGACGGATTGGAGCCGGAGGTTGTTGATTTGCCTGACGAGGCTACCGTGGCCAAATTGGCCGGCGCGGATTACCATAAAATATATTACGCGGCGGGCGGGTTAGGTTATGCCATGATAAGCCATTACGCGGCCTATTTTTGGCAACCCTATTTGGGCCAGGCGTTTGCGCTGTGGAAACGGATTGACGCGGATGAGCGCAGCAGCCTGAAACAGGTGGAGAACCGCTGGAGCGCGCCGCGGCGATACCGGTACCGGCAACTGGCCCGCGCCCTGGGCAAGGATCATCCCCGCGTGATCAAGGGCGGGCCGGTGGAGTGCTGGTACACCAAAAACGGCCGCATTAACGGGCGGCAAGTGTTGGGGTGCTGCGGCAACCCGGAGCACCAGCCCTCGTGCGCCGAGATGGGCGCGGATCAATTGCCGCGCTGTTTGCACTGGCATCGGGGCCTGCTGCAAATACTGGCCGACGAGGGCCTGGCGGCGGTGGCGGCTACCGAGGCCGAGCGCTGGCTGAACAGGCTGGAGGTGCAGGTGTGGCGGTTGTTCCCGGTGCTCACGCCGTGGCAGGTCAGCCGGCTCAACATCCAGTTGCAGGAGGAGCACGAGCGCTGGCTCGAGGGGCAGGGCGACCGGCCCAAACTGGGCGAGGCGTTGGGCGTGACGCTGCGCGAGTGGGAGCAGATAGAGGCCCGCACGCTGGTGCCGTTAATGACCGGTTACGCCGATTTTAGATTACTGTTTGACAATTACGCCCCGGACGCCGAGTTTTTGGCGCAGGCGGGTTTTAATAACGGGGGTAATTTCTTGTGGCGCGCACACCACAAGATTGAGGATGATTTGGAGGAAATGGGCAATCTTGTGGCGCGCACGCCACAAGGCGTTGACATAATGGCGTAAATGTTTTTTTTTGGCAATTTGTTGGGGCGTTGTTGCGCTAGCAATAACCCAACAACGGGCCGTTATGTCACAACCGGCCCCGGCGGGTTGGGGCAGCGCAACCCAACAACCGCGCCGCTTGTGCCATCGTTCTCGACGGAAAAGGGGGGGAAGAATTAATAATAAATATTAATTAAAAGAAAAGAAAAATATATATGAGAGAACAAATAGAATTGATTTGGTGGCGCACGTGGTTTCGGTGGGCGAAGGGCCGCCGCACCTGCCGGGTAGAGCGCTCCGACGGGGCGCGCAAGTGGGCTTATGAGGTTTATTTGAATTAAGGAGACAATGATGGATCAGTTAAGTTTATTTGGCAACGAGCAGCGCAAGATACGGATATACCTGGACCCGCAGGCGGGTCCCGCGCCGTGGGAGCAAAAGCCGGTGGTAGAGGTAAAAATCCAAATGGAGCCGCAACCGGACCGCCCGTGGGGTAGCTGGCCGGCCACGCTGGAGCTGTGGGTTAGTGGTGTTCCGGCGCGGCGGGTGTTTACCACCTGCGCCGATATGCCGGGCCAGTTGCAAACTCTGCTGGCCGAGCGGTTTACCCCGCCACCGGTGGCAGAGGACGTACCGGTGGGGGTGCCGGAGTGGCTTAATGTTTAGGCAGCGGACAGAGGCGGATGATGCGGCCATGCTGGACGGGGCGGAGCAATGCCCGTTGTGCGGGGTGTACCATCAGCCGGAAATGCCGCACGCGCTGACCGGGTTGTTTGAGCGCAATTTTACCCAACAGCACGGGCGCGCGCCCCAGTTTGCGGACACGCTGGCCCATTGCGGGCCGGCGGTGCAGCAGGCGTGGCAGCAAATACAACAGGCGCAGGTGTATTATGCCTGTTTCCAGGCCACGTATCGCGTGGGCAGGCGGGGGATGCGGGACCGTAACGGGCAACGGCTGCGGGATTTGAGTGATCTGATGATTGCCGAGGCCGAGGGGAGATGGCCCTAGTTGAGGGCGGATACTTCTGATTTGCCTGTTAAAACAGGCAATAAAAACTAAATTCGCCGAGTCATCCGGGGCGATTATAAATACTGGATGACCCGCGTGTGTGTCGCCCGATGCAAGACGCAAGCAGGGCTGGGTGGGGTAGGCTCACCCAGCCCATATTTAATCGGCAAACGAGAGGTATCCGATTAACAAATTAAAGCCCCGGTCAGTAGATCGGTACCGGCCGGGGCAAGCTGCTGGAGACGCAGCAGCCGTTATGATTTTACATAAAATACGGCTGGCTGACAAGTCGTATTTTTTATTTGGAGGCGAATGATGGTGGTTGAAATGCTGGTTTTGATGGCGGCGTTACTGATCGGGCCAATCGCGCTCGTGGTAGGGGTGGTGTGGGTGCTGGCGTTACGCGCCGGGGCAAAGGAAACGCGGCTGGTGGCCGCGTGGCGGGAGTCGCTGGAGCAGGGGCCGCGAGTGGTGCTGGTGCGGCGGTCATCGTTTACGAGTTTGCGTGATGAGGATTGACTATGAAAAAATTTAACGTGATGGAATTTATATCACAAAATTCTATCGTCATTGTGCCGCTGTTCCCTATGGCCGTGGTGGGAGTGGCCGCCTATTATTTTGCCATCGGGGCCGGGCTGCATTGGGCGCTGGCGCTGGCGCTGGCCGGGGTGGCGGCCTTAGCCATTGAATTGGCCGGGATCAGTTCATTTCGGACCCTCACCGGCGTGTATCAGAGTTTCAAGCAGCATCACCATGATGGTTTTGTGGTGGCCGAATTTGCGCTGCTGGTGGTTGGCGTGGCGGTGTACATTGTGGCCATTGTGCTGGCCTCGCTGGTACTGGAACGGCAATTTGCGGGATCGTGGCCGTTGGGGGCAATGGCCGGGCTGATGGCGGTGGCGGTGTATATTGTGCGGGCGGTAGGCGAATCGTACACGGTGATTGAGCAGGAAGTCGAACAGGATAAAGAGTTTGAACGGTTCCGGCGCGAACAGCTATTTGAACAGGAATTGAAAGACCGCGAACACGCCCGGCGAATGGAGAGCAAACAGGAAACTGTGCACGCCTATGAAACGCGCATCGATCTGGAACAGGCCAAAAAGGGCCAGTTGAACAGGTCCCCAACGGCCTCGAACAGGGGAAAACAGGGATTGCGGCCACCGGCGGCAACCAGCCCGGCGTTCAAGAGCGCGTTTGAGGCGCAGCCGGAACGCAACCGCGCGAACAGAGAGCAACGAAAAGAACAGCTATTGAATGTTTTGTCCGAACAGCCGGAGATAGGCCAAAATGAAGCCGGACGAAGGGTCGGCATAGCGGCCTCAACCGCGTCCGACTATGTTCGGGAACTGACCGAGTCTGGACGGTTAGGCAAAAATGGCAGCGGCTGGAAAGTCAGATAATTGCAGGATTACTTATGCGTAAAACCAACTTGACCCAACTTGCAAAGGCCGCCGGCGCTTACGTGGTGGTGTCCGGCCTCACGGTTGACACTGCGCTGGCCCTGGCCGATAGCGCCCGCCTGTATGACGTGCCCGGCGCGTGGTATCTGCACGGCCCAATGCTGGCCTACGTGGCCGCCGGGGTGCCGCTGTCAATCAGCCTGGCCGAGCGGGCGTTGAAGACGATTGACGACCGGCCGGGCGCGATTGTGGCCGACGTGGAGGGCAACGGGCCGGCGCGACGGGGGATTCCGTTTACCGCGCGCGGCAAGCCGGGCACACTGTTTGCGTCAACGGTTGCCAGCATTTTTGACCATCAGGAGGTTGAGGACAGCAAGGGCCGGGAGCGCCGTCCGGCGGTATGGCACGTGCCGGTGGGAGATGATAACTGGGTGACGGTGCGCGAGTCGGAATTGCGCGCGTTTTTGGACACGGCCTACAAGCGCAAAAAACACCAATTCAGCCGCAATTATTGGACAAAATCACGCCGCCCGGCACTGTGGGAAGTGAGATACAGTGCATTTATGCGCCTGTTGACCGAGGCCGGGCTGGTTGAAGGCCGCGCGTTTGGCGCATCGGGCCGGTTGGTGATGTTTCCGCGCGAGGCGATTATGTACCTGAAATACGAGAGTCAATTTGCAGTATAGTACCTGCGAACCTGTGACAACCTGCGAAACCTGCGAAACCTGCGTAGGCGTAAAATCCGCAACAGGTTTGGCAGGTGGCGAGTAGGTTAGGAAAGATTAGAAAAATGAAATTGATAGATTGCGCCCGCCAGGCAATGGCCGAGATGGAATACACCCCGGCCACGACCCGCACTTACATCCGTTCCGGTTTGAGCGTGAGCGAGTGCGCGCGGCTGCGGATTAGGCAGTTGGATTTTGGGACAAATTTAGTTATACTAAACAACAGGACAACTGTTCTGCCGGATTTGGGCCGGGAGCAACTCCAGGCGCAGGCGGCGCTGGCGCGTGATTGGCCCGGTAACGTGGAGGGTTATGTATTCCCGTCCAGCCGGATGCACGGCGGGCGCTGCTGGCACGTATCGCCATCCAGCCTGCAAAAGGCGCTGAAACAGGCGGCTCCAGGAGACCGGCGGATCACACCGCGGGTATTGCGGCACTCGTTTGTGCTGCGGTTGCTGGAGGCAGGTTATGATGTTCGCACCGTGCAGGAGGTGTCCGGTTTTGCGGATGTGGAATCGGTGATGGTGTACCAGCGGATGCTCGACACGCGCGGCGTGGTCAGTCCGTTGGATGAGTTGACATATGCGGAAAAATCCGCAGATGAGTAGTTAGCTGGACTAAGAGATGTCACTTGATAGCATAATCATAACCGGCGATGCCCGGCAAATAGAACTAGCTCAATTCCCTAATCGTTACGGTGTGATTGTCGCTGACCCCCCCTGGCCGTATCGTGTGGCGAAAGGACAAGGCACGGCAAAAGACCAGTACGAGCTAATGACTGATAAAGAGATTTACGCCATGCCAGTGGGCCATCTTGCCAAGTCCGATAGTGTACTTTTGCTGTGGGGAACGTGGCCGAAACTACCAGAAGCATTAGCTACTATGCAAGCCTGGGGATTTGAGTATGTGACCGGCTTCCCCTGGATAAAGATGAACAAAAACGGGCATGGTGTTTATTACGGGGTTGGTTATTGGGTGCGCGGTTGTTCTGAGTTTGTTTTTATCGGAAAGCGGGGCGATGTGTCAGCCCCAAGAATGGATGGGTTTTTAGGGCTAATGTCCCCAAATTTTCAGCACAGCCGAAAGCCAAACAGCATCCACGAATTAGCCGAAGCATTACCAGGCCCTTATCTTGAATTGTTTGCTCGGCGCTCTATGCCCGGCTGGACAAGTTTTGGAAATGAAGTTGAGGACATTAAAACGGGGTTGGTGTTACGTCCAGCTAACAAGGGCATGAAGCCGACTTGCTACCAGTCTAAATTTCAACTCCCCCTTGCTGGCGAAGGGGATTTATAATCAATCAATCGGGGCCAGCCCGCAAGCGGCTTATGCCCCACCAGTTAGGGGCTAAAGCGGATTGGCTTATGGCAAAGGTAAGAATAACTCATATTGACGGCAAACTCCCTAACCTTGCGCTTATGAAATTGGCCCATTGGCACAAGGCGCAAGGTGATGAGGTGTTTTTTGCCAGAAATATCGAAAGAACGATGTTTGAACCGGATTATGATATAGTTTACGGTTCGACTATTTTTACCTTTAGCCAGGCCAACACAAGCCGCTTTATGGTAAATTTCCCTAACGCCATTGTCGGCGGAACCGGAACCGGAAAAATGAACACAGTTGAGGAAATCACCGGAAAACACGAGCATTATGATTACTCAATTTACTCTGAGTATCAATGGTCTATCGGCTTTACTCAGCGAGGATGCCGCTTAAATTGCCCGTTTTGTGTGGTCCCGAAAAAGGAAGGCCGCCCCCGATCCGTCAATACAATTTGGGATATTTACCGGCCAGGGACTCCAAAAAACATTTGTCTGTTAGATAATGATTTTTTCGGACAGCCTAAAGAGCAATGGTTAGAGCGGATCAGTGAAATAAAAAGTGGTGGGTTCAAGGTTGCATTTAATCAGGGTATCAATATCAGGCTGATTACTGATGAGGCCGCTTACTGGTTGGCTCAAATTCCGTATTATGATGACCAATTTAAAAAGCGCAGGCTTTACACGGCCTGGGACAACCTAAAGGATGAAAAGATTTTCTTTGATGGCGTTGACCGTCTGGAAAAAGCCGGAGTGCCACCGTATCACCTGATGGTTTATATGCTCATCGGCTTTGACCCGTCCGAAACCTGGGAGCGCATTTTTTACCGTTTCAATCGGATGGTTGAGCGTGGTATCCGGCCTTATCCGATGGTCTATAATGATAATCGAGATTTGCGCCGCTTCCAGCGTTGGGTAGTGCGTAGGTATTACGAGGTCATAAGTTGGTCTGATTTTACGCAACCTAACAAGGGCATGAAGCCGAATTGCTACCCTTCCAATTTTCAACTACCCCTTGCTGGCGGAGGGGACTTTTAATCAATCAACCGGGGCCGGCCCGCAATCGGCTTATGCCCCATCTGTTAGAGGGACAAAATGAGCAAAATTATTAAAACTCGGTCACAAGAAATTACATTATCAAAAACTTGTGCTGGTGTTAGTCTTAATATCAAAAGAAAAGACGGTCGGCATCAATCTGTGCATATTTTCGACGAAGCTATACCTGAAATTGTAGATGAATTGAATCACATGATGGTCAAAAAGTCCGCCCAACAAGCGGTTGCAGGGGACGCCAAGAGCGAGGTCGTTAATCAAAAAACCGGCGCGTAAGGTAGTTGGTTTTATTCTGCGGTTCTAAATCGCGCCCCTGAACCGCAGGCATTAGGCGGACCCCGAAGGAGAAATAATCATGCAGGAATATGTTATCGCAATGAAGAGCGGTCATTCGTTCCGTGTGCAAATAAAAGACTTTTTATCATTTATATCGGATTTACAAACTGCTATCAATCCGCAGGCCATAAACAACTTTTATGCTCAGGGTGGAGTTATGTTCGATGTTGCCGATGTTTCTGCAATCTATCCACTGTCCGCCCAACAAGCCAATGGTGCGGACGCTGAAAGTAAGGCTCTATTAACCGGGGAAAAGTCTTTAGGCTAAAATACATTCACGCGCCGCTCATTGGCGGGGCGTTAGCAGGATAATCGCAAATGAAACAATCGTTTGAAGTAATATATACATCTAACGCAGAGGAACTAATAAAACAACTATTTCCTGAATTGATTGAGCGTCAATCGTATCGTTTTAAATTCGTCCCGTCTGGTGATCAATGGTTTTTGCCTGTCTATGAATTTGAGGGATACGCAAAAGATTTTGATTTGCAAAACAAGGATGATGTATCCGTAAATGCAAACTTTGTTGTACTTAAGGATACATTCGTTGATTACACCGATTATAGATTTTATGCAAAGCTATTGCGTTTTTTATGGAGATTCACTTGGTTGCATCGGCTTGTTGATATAGTCTCAAAGTGGCACAATCCTGCTAACAAGCATTTTCACCGGACGGCACAACCAAGCGTTTTATCGGAGTAGGTTTATTATTTGCGGTAGGCATTTTACCATAGGCCGCGTGGCCGCCGGTGAAATGTCACCGTTAGGTTGCCTGAGCAAAGATGAGTTTAAGACAGCGGATTTCTTTAATTGAAAAACCAACCGAATGGCTAAACGAGATGGTCACACTATATCACTATATGCACCGGTCAATCCACCAAAAATCTTGCCCGTTTGGTTGGGCTGTGTCGTTTGATGGTCAACTCGTTCAGCCGGACGGCAAACCAAGCGGTTTTATTGTATTCGCCAGTATCCACTTCACCCGCTTGCATAATGAATTTGGTTATTCTGGTCTGCCTACAAAATGGCAGGTATTGAGCCTGGCCAGGCTTTGGCTTCATGATGACTTGCCGCGCAATTCTGAAACGTGTGTTATCGGTAAGGCTATGAAATTAGTACAAAAACGTTGGCTTGAGGTTCATCCGCCGCGTTTTTTGAAACAGCCATATCACATAGTAAAAATTATTTCTTACGCTGATACTAGGTACCACGATGGTACAATTTACAGAGCTGCAAATTTCCGCGAAAGCGGGAGAACTGTCAGCCAGAAACGGCACAAAAACAGCCGTGGGCCAGGTATGGGCGAAGCGGAATTGATTAGATTTATCTATGATCTTGATGAACCCAAATGGGTTTATGAACCGTTGCAACCGAGGCTTTTTGAGGAATTTGATTTCACGGCAGCCTAACAAGCATTTCCAGCCGAATTACTACCGCTGCGGTTAACGAGCCTAACACCGCTGGCGATGGTGGCTCTTAATCAAACTAAATTTGCTGGCCCGTAATCGGCTAAAATGCGGGCGTTGGGCTGCTTTAATATACTCCCACAAAATGTTCAAATTTTTACATTCCATGTATTCCAACTGTTCTATAGTTATGATATAATAGTATGTAATAGAATCTTTTTTATCATTGATTTTTTTGTCAAAAATTGTCAAGGTGTTATAATCTCAACTCCCAATCTTTTAAAAATAGGAGATGATACAATGGGTGGAGAAATCAAAGAGAGATTCACTGATTTTTTATACTCAAGACCTTCGTTTCTTGAGGGGGTCGCTCGTGTCGTTGATTTTGCAAATGTTTTGCAGGAATACAACGCATCATCTACACCTGAAATTGCAGATGAAAGAGCGACACGCGCTGATTGGGGTGCTGTAGGTAGTGATATGTATAAAACACTTAGGAGTATAAAATATGAACTGTGATAGATGCGGTAAAGAGGTTCACGAAGATAAAGACGATTGGGTTTATTGTTTATATTGCGGGCTGAATTTATGCCTAGATTGTTGTGGGAAAGTCAACAATCTAGGTGCGTGCGAAAAGTGTGCCGCCCAACTAGCCAATGGAGCGGACGCTGAAACAACGGCTCGGTTAGCTGAAGATAAACCGTTAAACTAAAATTCATTCGCGCGCCGCTCATTGGCGCGGCGGTGTGAGGTAGGTAAAAAGGGCGGTCGGCCTCGCAAAAACCCGCAATTGAGTTGACATTTTTGTTATTTTGAACTACAATATACATAATAATTTAACCCCCCTGGTGGCGCGCGTTGCGTGTGCAGGGGGGTTTTGTTTTTCCCGGAGTTTTTTGGATGTGCCTGATAAAATTTTGGATGACGACGCGATCAAACAGCTCTCGGCGTATGCTCGCGCGCAGGAGGCTGCTAACCAGATTGAGCAGCGTAAACTCCAGGCATTGTTACGCCGGGAAAATATTTTTTTGGCGATTGTGGAAACTACGCAACAACTCACGTCGGATGTCCGCGAATTACTACAATGTATGCGTGAGCGCAATCTGGCCGATGATGCAGTGCGGGAATTTTTTATTGAACTATCTGAGCAGATCGAGCGCCTGGAGCGCAACCAGGTTTTGCTCCTTACCGAGCATAACCAATCCGGCATTGCCCGGGCTATTGAGGATACTGTTGGCAACGCCGCACAACGTAAATTAATGCGCCAGTACCTAAAAAATCTGGCGCATTTGCGCGAACAGGCCGCCATATACGGCACCGATGTGCCGCTGGAACTGGTCAATAAAATAGAGCGCACACTAGAGGATATTGAGCGCCTCAAAAAGGAAATGAATTGATGACAAATTATGCGATGGATCGGGTGGCCGCCCGTTTAAAAAACATCAATGAGCGCTGGATAAAACTCAGCGAGCGCATCAGTGTGTTTGCCGATAATGAAATTTTTTTGGCGTTGGCTCAGGAATCGGAGCAGTTGCGCGGCGAATTTGCCGATCTTGCCAGTTTGGGCAATCCCGAGGCGTGGCGATTGCTGGCCGAGAGTAACCATTTTTTGTTACCGGATGAGTCTAACTCGGCGGCGCTGGCCGAGCACATAGTGCGGCAACACATCAACATCCCGGAGTTGATAGCGGCGATAGAGGCGCGGATAGGTAACCATGATGGATAATATTTATCCCGCATCGGCCAACACGCCCGGCCAGGCGGAGAGCCGCACCGCCTACGCCCGGATGGCGCGCGAGGCGGCGCAGGGCAATTTGCCCTGGTGGAACGATTATGTGGCCCTTAAAATGATGTTCCCCCAGTTTAAAAACTGGCGGGTGTGGGCGTTTGTGGCCTGGGACAGCCAGGCGATGAGCGCCAAACAGGCGCAGGGCATTATCACCCAACTGGATTTTGCCCAACAGGTTTTGGGCACCAAAACCGACCGGGCGATCCGGGTTTGGCGCAAACGTTTTGGCGACGAGCTGGAGAACGCCAAAACGTGGGCGCAGGCCGCGCCGCTGTACCAGTATCGCCGCGATTTTTACGATGCCCTGGCCGCGGTGGCCAGCCGCCCCGACCCACGAGCGCACAACGACCGCAAACTGGCGCTGGAAATGCTGGGTGACTACACCTCCCGCCAAAAACTGGCGGCAGAGATTGACCTGCCCCAATTGCCGGGGGTTTTGGACGAGTTATTAAGTCAGGTTTATGGCAATGATCGGGATGATTCCGGCGACGCCGGCCAATAAACTCAATAATACCGAGGCCCTGCACCGGTTTGTGGCTGAGGTCCGCCACGCCGGTTGCCCGCCGGATCAGATACGCAATTTTTTACGGGCGGGATACGTGCCGCAGCCCAAACAACTGGAATTTCACGCTGCGGCTCGTTGTTGCGATGAGCCGGGCGGCCCCACCGAGATAGGGTTTGGCGGCGCGCGCGGCCCCGGTAAAAGCCACGCCCTGTTTGCGCAAATGGCATTAGACGATTGCCAGCGTTTCCCCGGCCTGAAATTTTTGTTTTTGCGCAAAATAGGCAAACAGGCCCGCGAGAGTTTTGAGGATTTACGGTTGCGGGTGCTGGCCCGCGTGCCCCACGATTACAACAGCAGCCGCGGGTTGCTGACATTTGCCAACGGCTCGCGCATTATTTTGGGCCATTTTAAAGACGAGCGGGACATTGACGCCTACCTGGGCATTGAGTACGACGGCATTGTGCCGGAGGAAGCCACCTCGCTGAGCAGCACCAAACACCAGGCCCTGCGCGACAGCAACCGCACCAGCAAAACGGGCTGGCGTCCCCGGATGTACAACAGCACCAACCCCGGCGGCGTGGGTCACGCCTGGTATAAAAAACGATTTGTGGAACCGGCCCTGGCCGGCATTGAGGGCGACACCCGTTTTATTTTTGCTACGGTAGATGACAACGTATTTGTGGATGCGGATTATCGCCAAAAGCTGGAGCAGAACACCGGCTGGCGGCTGCGGGCGTATCGGTATGGTGACTGGGACATAGCCGCCGGGCAATTTTTCACCAACTGGCGGCGCGCGGCGCACGTCATTTCCCCGTTCCGCATCCCCGAAAACTGGCGGGTGTGGCTGGCAATGGACTACGGGTTTACGCACTACACCTGCGTGTACCTGCTGGCCCAGGGCGACGGGATGATCTACATTGTGGACGAGCACGCCGCCCGCCAATGGCTGCCGGAGCGTCACGCCGGGGCCATTGCCGCCATGCTGCAACGGCACCAGGTTGACCCGGCCCGGTTGTGGGGTTTTGTGGCCGGAGCCGATGTGTTTGCCCGGCGCGGCACGTTTGGCGGCACCGTGGCCGACGAGTACAAAAAACTTGGCATCAAATTACGCCGGGCCAATGACGACCGCATTAACGGCGCGGCGCAACTGCTGCGCCTGCTGGGTGATGTGGAGATGGGCATACCGCCCCGGTTGCAGATTTTTGATAATTGCGCCCGGTTGATCGAGTGCCTGCCCGCCCTGGAACACGACCCGCACCGCCCGGAGGATGTGCTCAAATGGGACACCGACGACGACGGTGTGGGCGGCGATGATCCCTACGACGCGGCGCGTTACGGGGTAATGGCTGTGCATCGCGCCCAGGTGCGCGGCGGGGCAATGGACTGGTACACTCAGGCTGCGCCGGGTGGGTCTGCCCCGGCTGCGCCGGGTGGGTCTGCCCAGGCTGCGCCGGGTGGGGGGATACTGCCCTCAGCCCGCAGCGAGGCCGAAATTGAGCAATTATTGAACGAGGCCGCGTATGGCGACGAATAGCATTTTTGATCTGCCCGAATTTAAACCGCTGGAATTGCGCTGGAATACCCGCCTGCGGGAATTGACCCGCCGCCAGAAATATTACGACGGTACCATTTACAAAAATTTGTGGGGTCAATTGGGCTGGCTGGGGCCGCGTTTGTACAAGGGCATCAAACCACTCTACCTGCCCCTGGCCCGGGCCGTGGATGTTGACGCCGGCATTGTGCCCGGCGGCTGGGCAATGGACGAGGACGCGCCGGCGGCCTGGAGCGCGGCCCGCGACGTGCTGTTTGACTGGTCCAACTGGAGCACCGAGGGAGTTTTGTTTGTTCATTACGGGGCCACCTACGGACAGAGCGGCCTTAAAATTGCCGATCTGCGCGAGCAGCAGCGGGTGATCATTGCCCCGGTGAAACCCACTTGTTTTATGCTGGTGCCCGGCGGCGAATATGACAGCACGCCCCGGCTGGCGTTGTGGATTGAAACCCGCACCGACGCGAGTGGGGGCTACGAATACGCCGAGGTGATTACGGCGGAGGAAATTAAAACCTACAAAAACGGCGCGCTCACCGGCTTTGACGAGCGCGAGCCGGCCTACCCCAATGAGTTGGGTTTTGTGCCGTTTGTGGAGGTGGAGCACATCAAAACCGGCGAGGCGTTGGGCGAGGCCACGTTTCAAAAAGCCATCCCCATGCTCGATGAGGTGAACGAGATTGCCAGTTACCTGGCCGATGTGATCAAAAAACACGCCGAACCGCAATGGGCGGTATTTGGCGCGGGGGCCAGCGATTTGAACAAAAGCGGCGAGAATGTGTGGTTTTTTGACTCGGCGGAGAGCCGGGTGGAACCGGTGCTGGCTACCGTAGATATTCCCGGCGTGCTGGAGTTTGTGCGGGAAATTCGCGACCAGGTGTTTGGCAGCCTGCCGGAGCTGGCGTTTGACGAATTAAAAACCAAAACGCAGATCGCCACCGCCACGCTGGAGTTGCAGTTGATGGAGCTGGTGCTCAAAATCAAACGGGTGCGGCCCAATTATGACCACGGCCTGGCCGACGCGCTGCGGCTGGCCGGGCGCGCCGCGGGCACAATGGGCGCGCGCGAGATCACCGCGCTGGATGACGAGGCGCTGGAGTTTGACCCCGACCGCCCGGTGTTACCGTTGGACCCGCTCACCGAGATACAACTGGAATTACAGCAAATAGCATTGGAACGGGAACGGATGTTACTGGACGCGCGGGAGGAGGGCGTGAGCCTCATCCCGCCGCAATTACGGGAAAAAACCGAACCGGATGAGGATGAACCGGACGAGGATGAGCCGGACGAGGCGGAGGATGATAATGCCTGACCTGCGCCCGGCGCAAACGTTTGCGCGCGAGATGACCCAATTGGAGCAAGAATATTTGTGGGAGCTGGATAGCTACCTTAAAAATACTCGCCGCGCTATTTTGGATGAGCTGGTTGGTAACGGCATTAACAACCCGCAATTGCCCGCGCTGGCGCGCCGCGAGCTGGATAGTTTGCGCCGCGATCTGGAGCATTTGGCCCGTAACAAGGCGCTGAGTATTGACTACATCTCCGCCGGGCAGGTGGACCGGTTGTTAAAATCGTTGCGGCGGGTGCGCCCGGCCGCGCCGGGGCTGGATGATTTGCAAGCCTCCACCCAAACCAGCCGCCGCGCTATTTTGGGCGGTCTGGTGGACAACCTGGTGGGACTGGTGGATGAAATCCAGGCGCGGTTGACCGGAGAACTGGGCCGCCTGCGCAGCAGCAACACCCCCACCGAGGCAGCCGTTGACCGGTTGCTGGCTTCCGATGTTGCCGACGGCCGGGTGAGCGTGTGGCGCAATGCCGGTAATATTGTAGCCACCGAGAGCCAGGTTGATCTATGGACGGCGGGCACCAGCATTGTGAGCAATTATCTGGACGCCGGGCAGAGCCAGGCGGGGGAGCGCTGGAAAAAACAGTGTATTGCCGCCATTGACGAGCGCACGACCGACTGTTGTTTGCAGGCGCACGGCCAGATTGTTGATCTGGATGCGCCGTTCAAATTGACCGGCGAACCGCGTTTTAGCGATGAGCAGCAAAATCCGCCGTTCCACTGGTATTGCCGCACCGCCACCTCGTTGTGGGTGGAGGAGTTTGAGCAGGTGGGTACCACTACCGCCGATATGAGAGACGCCGCGCGGGCCGAAATTACCGCGCGCCAGGATGGCAGCCGCGTGGAAATCCACCCGGCGCACGCCACCAGCAGGAGATAACGGGGCGTAGCCCGTAAAAAACGAATTGAGGAAAAATGACAGACCCAAACAATAACCAACCTGTACCACCCGCTGCCCCGGCAGAGCCGGCGCAAGCCCCGGCCCAACCCCCGGCGCAGCCCAAACCGGAGCCGGAACCCGGCCCGGTGCCGTATGACCGTTTTAGGGAGGTCAACGAAAAATTAAAAAACACCGAAACCCGCCTGGCCGAAATGGAAGCGGCGGCCAAAACAGCCGCCGAAAAAGAATTGGCGGCGCAGAACAAATGGCGGGAACTGGCCGAAAAACGCGAGGCTGAACTCAAACAGGAACGGCTGGAACGGCTGCGGCTGACCGTAGCCACCAGCAAGGGGTTGCCGTTAGAACTGGCGACCCGGTTGCAGGGCGAGGATCAGGCCGCGCTGGAGGCCGACGCGGAGGCGATATTGCAGTATTTGAAACCCAGCAGCGGGCCGGGCGTGCCGCCGCCGGGCCGCAAACAACAGAGCGCCGCGCTGGATATGTCTACGATGACGCCGGATGAAATTCGTAAAAACAAGGCGAAACTTTTGACACAAATGTAAGAATTTTCTAACTAATTTAAAATGCCCTCTCCTCGTGGCGTTGCACGTAAAAAACGAAAGGTACTATAGGGAAATAATTTAGCCGACGAGGAGATAATCAATGGCAAACATTACGTCAACTACGTTGGGAGATTCCATCCCGACAATTGTAGCAGCAGAAGCCCTGGGCTATTTAAAAGCCAATACCGTGCTGGCCCGTTTGGTGGCGCGGGATTGGGACAATGAGGTAGCCACCTATGGGCAAACTGTGGATATTGCGTTTACCGGCGCGCTGAGCGTTAACGACAAAAGCGCGGACACGGTGATCACCCTGCAAGCCCCCGCCGACACCAAAAAATCCGTGACCCTCAACAAACACAAGGAAGTTTCTTTTCTGATGGAGGATTACGCCAAGGCTTTGGCCCGCCCCGATATGTTTTCGCAGTTGGTGGCCGACGCGATGGCCGTGGTAGCCGAGCAGATTGACGGCGACATTGCGGCGTTGTACTCCGGTTTCAGCCAGAGCATTGACGCGACAACCGGCCTGGCCGAGGACGATTTTAGGGAAGCGCGCCGGCAGCTTAACGCGGCCAAGGCGCCGCTGGCCCAGCGCTATGCCGTGCTGCACGAGGACGCCGAGTTTGAGGCCCTGGGCATTGACCGGATTGTCAACCGGGATTACGCCGAGAGTTTGGGCAGTATGGCCAGCAACAGCTATGTTAACCGGGCGTTTGGGTTTGACATTTTTATGGATCAAAAAATCGCCACGGCTGCGTCGGAGGCTAAAAACCTGTTTTTCCAGCGCAACGCCATTGCCCTGGCCACCCGGCCCCTGCCGCCCGCCCCGCAAAACGCGGGTGTGGTGCAGACCATGATGAACGAGGACGGCATTGGGCTGCGGGTCACGATGAGCTACGACCACAACTATCTGGGCGTCAAACTGACCATTGACGTGCTGTACGGTGTGGCCGAATTGCGCGACAACCACGGCGTGGTTGTGCGCACCGCCGAAATTTAAACCAACCTATTTTAGTGGAGAATAAAAACGATGGAAAACCAAAAAACAAACATCTGGAATGTAGCGGCATTGTTGGTGCTGCTGGTAGTGGCCCTGGTGGCCGTGTTGCTGATGGTGCAATCTCCGGTGGAGGCGGCCCCGCCGGCAGGGCCGCTGGCCGCGCCCACTCCGGTGGCCGCGCCCGACGGTGTGGAAAAAGGAAAATATTTCCGATTTCAGGCTGCCACGGCAATAACCGCCGATACCAATACCAGCGCCGCCGACGCGCTGAGTTTTGAAACGGTTGATATCCAATACGTGATTGACCAGACCGACATCAACACGGTGACGCTGACGGTGCAATACAGCATTGACGGCACCAACTACACCGACGGAGCGGTTTTGGTGAGCGCTAATGCGGCCGATGCCGCGGTGGTAGTGGCGCGGGTGCCTGCGTTTGGGCGGTATATGCGGGTTAACCAGAATGTGGACGGGACCAACCCCGTAACCATTACCCTGGTGGCGGTAGGCAGATAATCAAATAATCAAAAACAAGGGGGGGACTAATGTCCCCCCCGGAAACGCGGAGAGTTTTATGGCAACAGCAAAAAAAACGGCAGCCAACCCGGCTGAGGATGAGGAAAAGCAGGATGTGATCTACCTGGTCAACCCGGCCGGAGCCATCCATACCTGCACCCGCGATCACGCCCGTTATCGCCTGCGATTCGTGGGCTGGCGCGTGGCCAGCAAAGCCGAAATTACAAAATATCAGGCCACGCGGGTGCAACGTTCCGGGCGGCCGCTGGCCCAACCCTGGAGTCCTGAGCCTGATTTTGAGCCGGAGTTACCCGGCGAGTCGCAGGGCTAACCGCGAGGAGTGAGCTATGGACGAGCGCAGCCGGATTTATAACGGCCAATTTCGGCACGATCTGAGCAACTGGACGGCCAGCGCAGCTACCTACAACGCCGGGGATGGCGACGACCATTACGGCGTGGCGGTGTTGACCACCGGCGGCGGGTACGTGGAGCAAAATTTCAGCGTGCCCAAATTCCGCACCTACACCCTCAGTTTGAGCGTGAAGGCGGCGGGCGCGACGTTGAGCGGCAGCCAGGTAACGGCCCGGATTGTGGACGGCAACGGCAACACCGTGACCACCCAAAATCTGAGCGGCACCGCCGACACCTGGACGGCCAATACATTGGCGCTGGGGTTAGCGCCGGGCACCACCTACACGCTGCGGCTGACCAACAGCAGCGCGGCGGGCGATGTTAAAATTGACGACGTGTGGTTGTGGTGGGTGCCCAAAACCCGCCAGGAATTGGCGGCGCGGGTGCACGCCAAACTGGCCCGGCTGGCCAGCCAGCGCAGTTTGACCACGGCGGCCACCGGCACCATGACCGAGGGCGACTATACCTACGCCGTAGACAGCGGTTTGCGCCAGGCCGGGGCTATTGACCCGGAGACAGATTTGCCCGACGTGCGGTTTTTGGACACGAGCGCGGTTGATACCGTGCTGGATTTGATCGAGCGGGAAATGCTGGAACGGTTGCAGCGCGACTACGCGGTGGAGGTGGATATTACCGTGGGGCCGCGCCACGAAACGTTGAGCCAGGTGGCAAAATCGGTGGGCGAGTTGACCGGCACCGGTGAGAGCGGCGGCGGCAGCGGGCGGGTGATTGTGCGCAAACTGCGGCATAGCGCCGATGATTACGAGATGAGCTAATGAGAGTTATTTACCTGGCGCGCCAGTATGTGGCGGTGATGGTGCTGGCCCTGGCCGTGGGCTGTATGTGGCTGGTGAAGGTGGTCCACCCGGACACCTACAACCTGTTCATTAACAGTTTGCTGGCCAGCGCCCGGCGAGGAGCGGCGAACTATGGCGAGCGCTAGTTTTGCCCGGCTGGCTACCGTAACCGCGAGCACCAAACGGGCCACGCTGAGCAGCGGCAAACGGGCGGCCCCGGCCGCGTATTTAACGGGCGTGAGTTGCCTGCCGCTGGATCCGGTGGATCAGGCGTTACAACAACGGCTCCAACTGGATACGCCGCACGAGGTTTTGCAGACATTTGTGGACGCCGGCCTGGACATTCTGGCCGGTGACATTTTGGTAGTGAGCAGCACGGAGTACCCCATCAAATGGGTGGGCGAATGGACGTTTGGCAGCAGCGAGTATTTGCATTTAGTTGTGGAGGATTTAAAAAGATGAACATTATTTGGGGTGTTATCAAGGGTTTGTTGGGCAGCAAAAAATTTGTTACGGCCATGATCGGCGTGATTGTGAGTATTTGTTTGTACCTGTTCCCCGATCTGCCGGAGGACGCCATTACCGCCGTGGTCTCGGTGATCATCAGTTACATCGTGGCGCAGGGGTTGGCTGATTTTGGCAAAGAGGCCAAAAAACTTTAATGGATATTGATCTGACCATCCGCGGGTTGCAGGAGGCGCAGGCGGCCAATTTACGGCGCATTGCCCAATTGCAACCCGGCGGGGCAATGGGCCACCTGATCCGCCAGGTGACGGCATTTACGCACGCCGAGGCGGTGAAAGTAACGCACGTTGACAGCGGGGCGCTGCGGGCCAGCCACCGAATGAAGATTACCGAGGTGCGCGGCCAGGTATACATTGACCCCGGCGCGGTGAACCCGCGCGGCCAAAAACCGGTGGTTTATGGCCCGGAGGAGCAGGCTCGCGGCGGCAGCCACGCTTTTTACACCCGCGCGCGGGTGGCCGCCGAGCAGTATTTTAGGGTGGTCAAACCGCAAGTGGAACGGGAGCTGGTGAAATAATGGCTACCTCTAACCGCTCGACAATGCGCGCGGCGCTGGCCGCGTTGATCAGCAGCAACCTGGTTGGCGCGGGCAAACCGTTGCAGGCGGTGTATGCCTACAACGTAGGCGACTTTCAGGGGCAAAGCCCGGTAACAACCGTGACCAGCGGCGGCACGCGCCGGTACGAGGGCGATTACGGGGTTGAGTTTGAGAACGAGTTTTATCTGGTGATTAACAACTACGTGCTGTACGCCGACCCCGGCACCGGCTGGGGCGAGGACGACGCCGAGGAGAGGCTGGATTTGATCGAGCAAAGTCTGGCCAATCTATTCAAAACCAATCGCAGCCACCCCAGCGGCACGTGGGAGTGGCTGGAATACGACGGGCGCAGCCAGGTGATCGAGGCCATTATTGGCGGTGAGATGTACCTGGTGGAGATGATCCCGGTGAAAGTGACTGAAAATGACAACAACTAGCAAACCAAAACAACCCCCGGCGCGGTTTTTTCAGGCCACGCGGGGCATCGAGAACAGCGAAAAACGGCACAAGGCCGGCGCGATTTTGGGCGAAAAAGACCTGGCCTATTTCTCGGAGGCATCTGTTAAAAACTGGATCGCGCGCGGCGTGTTGATCCCGGCCCCAAAGCCGCAGGAGGTGAACGATGGGACATAGAGCAAAACACACCAAAATCTGGGCGGGCGGGTACGTGTTATCCACCAAAACCCGCGACATCAAACCGACCATTGCCGCCGACGAGCTGGAGGAAAGCGGTTATTTAATGGATCACAGCACGCTGAAAGGGCAATTTGCCAGCGATATTGCCCTGGATGGTTACTACGACCCCACCACCGGCAGCACCCACGACGCGCTGAAAACGCTGAACGACACGGCCCAACTGGTGAGCACGGCGCTGGGCGAGAACGCCACCCCGGCGCAGGGAGATATTTCCCTGAGCCTGGAGGCGGAGCAGATCAATTATGAGATCAACCCGGCGTTAAATGATGTGATAGCCGCCACCGGTACCTTTAAAGCGCGGGGCAACCCGGCCGAGTTTGGTATTTTGCTGGCCGATCAGAGCGCGGTGAGCAGCGACAGCAACACCAGCAGCGTGGATCAAACCGCGCAGAGCACCGCCGGCGCGGTGGGTTATTTGCACCTGACCGCGGTGAGCGCCGGCGACACCCTTGTGGTAAAAATCCAGGACAGCGCCAACAACACCGATTGGGCCGATCTGATCACGTTCACCCTGGACGGCACGGCGGTGGGCGCGGAGAGATCAACCGTCAGCGGCACGGTAGACCGGTACGTGCGGGTGCTGTGGGATGTGACCGGCACAGGCGTATCGTTTGATTTTGCCGTGATGTTTGTTAGAAAATAATTTGAATTTAAACTGACAGGAGATTAAAAAATGGGTTTACGATCAAAACACACCAATGTATGGTTTGACAACAGCAGCGGCACGCCCGTGGACATATCGCTGTACACGATGGAGTCCAACGGCATCCCGCTGGCCTACGACGAGATCGAGGACAGCACCTACAACATTGACCACAGCACCATGAAGGGCCAGGGCGACTCCAGCCCCACGCTCAAAATAAAATTCAACGACACCACCCACGCCCTGTTTACTCACGAGAGCACGGGCGCGTTAAAAAGTGACACCGCCCGCACCCTGAAAGTGGAATTGGGCGAGAACGCCGCGCCCACCACGGGCGATCTGACCATTACCGGCGAGTACGTGGTGGTGGGGGTTGAATTTGAAAACGCCAAAGACGGCGAGCGGCTGGCCAATTTTACCCTGCGCCTCAGCGGCGGCGTGATGCCTACGTTTGGAACTAAAGCATGATAAAGGCGAAATGCCCGGTGGCGGGGTATGAGAATTTTACCATTGAGTACCCCGCCGAGTTGAAACGGAAACACCAGCGGGTGTACGCCCAGGCCGTGAGCGATTTTTTGGAGCGCGAGCAGGCCGCCGGGCGTACCCTGAATGAAATCCCGCTGGAGGACGCGCGGTTTTGCGGCGCGCAGGCGTTGTGCAGCGTGTTCAAAAACCCGCCCGACGCGGACGTGGACGAATGGCCGCTGGCGGTATACCGCTGGTTTATGGACACGGTGTACTGGGATCACTACGAAAAAGCGGTTAACCCGCCAAAAAACTGATCCTGGCGGCGGCGGGCTACGCCAAAAACGACGCCGAACCGCCGCCGGAGATGCTGGTTTTAGCCTGGCAGTGCCGCCGCTGGGGGGCGCTGCCGGCGGCGGGCGGGTTGCTGGAGCAACCGCTGGCAATAATGGTGCAAATGGAGGCCGCGTTGAACACGTTTGAAGCGTTTGCGGCGCGGGAACGCGCGGATAATGCGGTGGAATTTTCCAAACGATATCCCCACCTGGTGCAGTTTTGCCAGTGGGTGGAGCAATTAAACGATGACTGAAAAAATTGAGATTGTTGTAACCGGAGATGCCAAGGCGCTGGTTGATGAGTTAAAACGCGCCGGGGTACAGGTCAGGACGTTTGGAGAAGAAACCGAAAAATCTAAAAAAGGTCCGGAGTCGCTGGGCGGCCAGATGAAGGGTTTGGCCAGGGAATTGGGTCTGATGTACGGCCTGGCGGAAGTGACCGGAATGGTCAAGGATTTTGCTACGGCGTCAATTGCGGCCGCGCGGGAAAGCGCGGCCAGCGAGGCCCAGTTGGTGGCGGCGCTTACCTCGACCGAGGGGGCGGCGGGCAAAACCAAAGAGGAGTTAATGGCCTACGCCTCCTCGTTGCAAAATGTGACAAATTACAGCGATGAGGCGGTGCAGGGCGGCCAATCGCTGCTGCTCACGTTTAAAAACATCAAGGGCGATACGTTTGACCAGGCTACCGCGGCTATCCTGGATATGTCGCAGGCAATGGGCACCGACCTGAAATCCAGCGCCATCCAGGTGGGCAAGGCGTTGAATGATCCGGTAGAGGGGTTGAGCGCTCTCTCCCGCGTGGGCGTGCAGTTTACGGCGGATCAGGAAAAGATGATCAAGGCGATGGTTGAGGCCGGGGATGTGGCCGGGGCGCAGGGCGTTATTTTGGCCGAACTGGAGAGCCAGTTTGGCGGCAGCGCCGCCGCCGCCAGGGATGCCGCCGGGCCGATCAAAGACCTTGAGGTGGCCTACGGCGATTTGCAGGAGGAGTTTGGCAACCTGTTGCTGGCGATGGCCGACACCGGCGCTATGGATGTGATGGTTGACCAGATAAAAGCGATGACCGAGGGGGCGAAAGGGTGGGGGGAATTTATCAACCTGGCCAAGGCCATTACCTCAACGGGCGAGGCCGCCGACGAAGCGGCGGGAGCAACTACAAAATATGCTTTAGGGACGGAATTGGCGACGCGCTGGCTGACAATGGGCGTTTTGAGCGCCGAGGATTTGGAACGGGTATTGACCGATGGCACAACCGCGCTTTTGGATTATACCGGCGG